AAGGAAGGGAAAAGGCAGGAAAAGAGTGAGGAAAACAACGTGAAGCGAGTCCTAAACACAGCAATTGCAGATTGTCTGACTGCCAAATGGCAAGGCAGACAGTCCGGCAATTGATACCAAATTGAAGCTATTTCAGTGAGATGAGTCTTACAGACGAGGCGAGATGAAAGTTGAAGTACTTTGGGTCATGATGCTTCCGTACTTCGTCCAGATACGTTTATCGACAGCATCACCGAAGTGGGTAGCCTCTTCGGGTAGAATAGTCTTCTTGCGCTCTGATGTTTTATCCTTCTCAAACTTACCGCTCTTGTCAATAACCTTTGTATTGTTCATAGAGATAAGAGTGTACTTGCACTTGCGTCCATTGAAGATCACCCTGGGATAGCGTGGATCGTTGCCTTTCAAGAGGTTCATCCACAGCAGATACTTATCATGCTGTGGTGGTTCCATTCCACGGTGTGCAAGTGGAGTCACTACCCAACCGTTTTTAGTAAGCCTTTCAATTGCCTGCTCGTTGTAAGTCTTGGAGTTCTTGGCGTTGGGTTGGCGGGCGTCGCCGTAACGATCCCTGTAATAGGTGATCCTTCGTGTAGGATGAGATGCATAATAGTTGCAGAAATTGTCAACCAGGTTATCGATCATCACTCCGGGGCCATCCGTCTTAACAAAGAATTCATTGATGGTACAGTCGGTCGGTTGTACCAATTTGGTTGCAAAGTTGAAGTTTCGTTGTTGGGCAATGGAAAACAGGGCGATGTGCGATCCCCAGTCGGGAACTATCTCCAGGGGCCTGCTTGGATCACAATCCAGATCCAACCTGCAGTTTTCATTTTCCAGCTTTGCTCCGTCCCAGTTACTGTCTTCAGCAATGCCACGGATGTAATCATCGTTGTAGGCATCGTAATAGATATGTGTTGCGCTATCAAGATGGTAATAGCAATCTTCCACCTGGTTGATGATGTAATTCAGAATCTCAACCATAAAGGTGAGAAGACTTTGTTTGTCATATTCCCGGATGATATAGGAGAGTCCTAAGTTCTGTATGTTATCAAAGGCATTTGCAAGGGTGAACAGCACTCCTTCTTTGGAAACGAAGGGAGTTATTTGTTTTTTAAGCCTGACTATTTCATTCCACAGGTCTTTGAATAGTCGGGTGTCTGCCTGTTTGTATGCAGCGATCAGCTGCATTTGCAGTTTTACTATTCTGTTCCAAATATCGAATAGGTTGATCCCTGCATCTTTGAGGTAATAATCTCCATAACTAAGGAGCCATTTTTGTTCGGCAGTGTATGGCATGGATGATACATACCTGAATCCATGGTGTTGGGTTATGGGTTTTTCGGATCGGAAGCCGAAGTGATCTTCATTTCCTCTGTTTGCTGGCGATACTTCCTGGTCGTAACGGGGTTTGTTAAGGGTCAATGCTTCATCGACAATTTCCCTATCCAGGTTCGGACCGCGGGCTGATCCTGATCGCTCCTGGGAGAGCATCAGAAAGCCGGTACCATTGGAAAAGGAGATAAAATTTTCATACTTGTTAATCTTCTCATAAGGACTCAGAAATGATTTGGGAGGCCTGCGACCGATCACATAGTCCTTATCCTTGATGTAGCCTATGGTTTCAAGGAATTTCATGGTGGATGGAAGGGTTCGGGAGTAGATTTGACCGTAGGTTCTGCCGGTAATTGAAGTTAGTGATCCAGGCATATCCCTGACAATGCAGTTGATCTCCCAGCCGATGCTGTAAGATTTGCCTACTCCCCTGCCCTGTATATCAACTTCGCTTTTTGCATCATTAAGGGCCATTATTATCTGAGGTCGGTTAAGACCGATCAATTCTTCTATCATGTGTTCATGATTTCTTCTGCCTCGGTGTCTGTTATCTCCTGACCGGCCCAGAGTGAAGGATTGAAATCCTGAATTACTCCTTCGGGAAGATCCCTAAGTTTATTAATGTCAATTTTAACTTGCTTGACATTGTTCTGCACCATTATGTAATAAACGTGCTTTTCGTTTCTCTGTGGATCGGGAAGATCATCGGGTTTATCTCCTACAACTTTTTTAAGCACGGCATGTGCCAGGATTACGTTTTTGAGTGCGGCAACAGTGTTGTGTTTATGTAACTTTTGTATGGTTTCAACAAGATCATTCAGCATAAAAGTGTTCCAGGAATCAAAATCGAAGGTTTGCAACGACTGGAACAATCGAAGGGAAAGATGATAATCGCTATAGGCTGTTTTAAGGCATATTTCGGGGTACAGTCTTCGGTGCAGTGCAATAGCGTTTTTAACTACCGGATTTTTGCTTAGAATCTTTGCCATAGCCATTGCACGATCAAAGAGCTGCTGCTGGGCTAGCGGAAGTGGAGACTGCTCCGGATTAAGAACATGGGCCTTGATCATTTCATGGCTATAATTCTCGAGTGCTTTTGTGCTCATTGCGATTGTTTTTGGAAATCTAACAACATTTGTTGGGCAGGATTACTGCCATTCTCAGCCGCTTTCTCAATGGCTTTGCGAAGTTTGACCTCAGCTATGAGCCATCCCCGGCGATATGCCTTGTAGAATTCTCCCTGCCGGAGCTGACAATCCAATAGCAGATCTTCCACCTGGACTTCTGTTAATTCAAGATTGTCTGCGATATCTTCTATGGCAAAGAACAGTCCTGCCATCTCCTGAATCTCACTAAGTTGTTCCTCGCTCAAATTCATCGCATAGGTTTTGGTAATCAAAATCAAAAATCTCAGAATCAGTAAATATTACTCCTCTCTCGAGCTTCGGATTATCGGTAGCATTCTGGCTGGTGATGATGGTAATTTTCCAATCATCATTCCATATCAGGGCAATCTTTGCGTGCACTGATATGCAGCGATAATCGAAAGAGGCGGCGATCATCTGAAAAGGCAGGGGACTCATCACCCGGACCCTGTTATCCAGGAGTACCTTGAAAGAAAGGATCGCTTGTTTCTGAACCCTGTTTTGGAGCATTTCAATGCTCTCGCGACTGAATGAATAGGAAGTAAGCATCACATGGGCCGGACCGGTTTGTTTCAGCAGGTAGCAGATTAACCTGACCAGGTTAAAGTTGCCACGGCTGTAATAGTGATGCTCTTTGCCGTTTTCCAGTTGTCCAATGGCCGCTGTAAGAGTCCTGTCAGAATCACTGACAAGGATCTTGGACATTTGTGTTCTCTTCAGGTGCGGAGAACCTTCTACCGTTATTTCAGAAACGGGTAGAACAACCTGTTTACTCCTTAATAACATGTTTCAGAAGCGCGGTTTCAATGTCCTGAATTTGCTGCATTCTCTGAGCAATGCGGTGCTGAATTTTGATTCTCTTGGGCCCCTGGGGCATTGGGTTTTTTGTTGCGGTGTGTTCTTTGGACTGAAAATCCAGAAGTGATTGATCTTTTGAGATACTGCTCTGAAGGTTTTTCTTGCGCTTTTTCAGATCTTCCTCACTGAGTGAATCAATATTTTCTTTTTCTACAGGTATCTCTGTTGGAAACAGTAGCTCAGCATCCGGAAGTGTGCCATCAGCCTCGAAGTTGGTTTTTGCCTGGTACAGCTGCTGCAGTCTTTCCGATAGCGCTTTGATTACATCGAAGACCTCTGCCCTTGCCCGGCAGACGGACTCGGTGTTTACTTCCGGCATTTCGGTCATTGTTGCATGAAGCTTGCTGCGCTCCTGGAAAGCTGCGGCATACTCATGAATGACTCTTCGGATGATGGCAGGATATTCTCTGTCCAAAGCCTCCAAGGCTGAAGGGCCATCAAGGGAGGATTCTTCCAGGGCTTCTTTTTGGGACCCATTATCGCGTAGTCGATCAGGATCACCCGTACCTCCTTCGGGATCTTCAATAAGGACTTTGCCCTGACCCTGCACAGAAGCAATAAAGGACTTCCATGTTTTGACATCGGCAAGTCCTGAGGCTTTACAGATTTCATAGGCCAGTTTGGGAGCCAGGCGCACTTTGTTTCCGTTAAACTGGCCATGGAAACTGCTTTTGCCTGAGAGTGAAACCAGTAGGTTTACGCCCTGGGTGTAATCCATTCCATCTGTGATCCATTGGGTGACTTTTTGTAAGTTTTTCATTTTTCTTTGGGTAAAATGTGAGATAATTTGTATTCCAGTTTTTTTCTTGTTGCGGGTGTCTCACCGCATTTTAAAATCTTCAAAAGGTTTGAACCGGTATGGTATTTTTCAAACAGATCGACTCCCTTTTGGTAATCTCTCTTGGAACGAAGCCAGCGATCTATTTCAATGGTAAAATCCTGAGAGGCGGATCTCTCCCAGGCAGATTGTTTTGGGAAACGATGGTCAAGCCAGAGTTTGAGCTCCTTGTTAAGACCCATATCATTGAATGACATAAACCGGGCAGAGGCTAACCTGGCATTTAACTGTGAGGTGGAGTAGTGCTGAAAGACTGTTTTCTTCTCGTTTTTAAGCCTTACTCCGGTTTTGGAATATACTGAGTTGCCGTAAAGGCTTTTCATGGTCAGTCCTATACCTTCCTTATATGGAAAGGATGAGACTATTTTGGGAAATAATTTTTTATTAAAAAGTATTGGTGTGTGACAATCGAAATGATAGGCACTCAGATTCCGCTTTGTTAATTCTTCCATTGTGCGTTTTAATCTTCCGCGCCAGAAGTTCAGTGTCCACGTTTCCGGAGGGAAAGTGGTCATATCTCCTTTGTGAAACGCAGGTACTTCTGATAAGCGGACCGGTTGAAGGATCAGATGGTCATCATTGATGAACAGGAAATCATCCGAGAGTCGCTTGTCGGCGCAGGCGGCCAGCACTTTGGTAATGATATTTCCATCAGCATTTTGGTTCGGGTTAAAGATATCATCCGCCTTTAAGTGGATGATGCTATGGGTTAGGAACTTTGGAAGCTCTCCAACAATGAAAATCTTGCCAAGGTCTTTGGCATTCTTTTCCAGAGACCGAAGGCTGTAACGGATCTCGTTGTTCTTCCAGGTAGAGCCGGTACCAAGCACATATACTACGTCAATAATTTTCCCCATTTCTATCGCTTTGCTTTTTTGTGCATTGGGTTAAGGTTGCAGATGTTGGTCTGAATTGAATCCCTCTTTGAGTCTCAGGTAAT